GACGCCTGACGAGTCAAAGTCTGAGAAGGCCAACAACAAGATCGAGGGCCGTCAAGCCGACAGCTACAACGTCGACGGTCTTCGCACCGTGTTTGAGTGCTACATCATTCATGAGTTTGATGAAGGCCTGGTGCCTTACATCATCAGCATTGACAAGGCCACTCAAAGCGTGCTGGCCATCTATCGCAACTGGGAAGAAGAGGACGAGACCAAGCAAGAGATGGTCTGGATTGTTGAGTTCCCATTTGTGCCCTGGCGTGGTGCTTATCCCATTGGCTTGACTCACATGATCGGTGGCCTGTCAGCCGGAGCCACTGGAGCCTTGCGAGCCCTGCTTGACTCAGCCCACATCAACAACTTCCCTGGCTTGCTGAAGCTGAAGTCGGGCACTGGCGGTCAGACAGACCGTGTTGACCCAACCGAGGTCAAGGAGATAGAGGGTTCATTTGGCCAGGATGACATCCGCAAGATGCTGATGCCCATGCCTTACAACCCGCCCAGTGCCGTGCTGTACGAGCTGCTTGGCTTCTTGGTTGATGCTGGTCAGAACGTAGTCCGTACCACATTTGAAGACCTGGCTGACAGCAACGCCAACACCCCAGTCGGTACGACTTTGGCTCGCCTTGAGCAGGGCATGGTGGTCTTCTCAGCCATCCACGCTCGTCTACATGACTCCATGGGACGTGTGCTGCAGGTCCTGTTCCGCCTCAACAAGACGTACCTGGAAGAGGACGAAGTCTTCGACGAGACTGGTGAGCTGATGGTTCGCCGCAAGGACTTTGAAGGCCCGATGAACGTCGTGCCAGTCAGTGACCCCAACATCTTTAGTGAAGCTCAGAGGTTCGCTCAGGTGCAGGCCGTCATGCAGCGGTCCAAGGAGATGCCGCAGCTGTACGACCTCCGCAAGGTCGAGGAGATGTTCCTGCAGCGGCTCAAGATACCGCAAGGCAAGGACCTGTTGTTGCCAGCACCTAAGCCGTTGGAACTCAATGCAGTCAACGAGAACATTGCTGCCTGCATGCGTCGCCCCATCGTGGCGTTCCCAGAGCAAGACCACCTAGCTCACTTGCAGGTGCACCTGGACTTCATCACTAACCCCATGTTCGGTGGCAACAAGGTCGTTGGTCCTGCCTGCATCCCTATGCTTTTGGACCACATCAAGGAGCACATGATCCTTTGGTACGGCTCGCAGATCTTTCATGAGGCGTCAGATGCCGCCCAAGTCGACATCGGCGAGATCCAAAAGGACGCAAACGAAGACGAAAAGCGGTCGCTGGACAAGTTGCTGGCCACCACCAGCCAAATCGTCACCAAGCAAAGCCAAGAGGCCTTTGGTCAGATTCCCCAGATCCTCGAGCAGACGATTCAGTTGCTGCAGCAGATGCGGCCGCCACCTCCTTCAGATCCAAGCATCCAGATCGCCCAGCAGCAAATGCAGATGCAAGCTGCCAAGGATCAGGCCACAGCCCAAACAGCTCAGGCCAAGCTGCAGCAAGACGCTCAGCTCAAGCAGGCCGACATGCAGGCTCGCGGCCAAGAGAAGCAGATGCAGATTCAGCTTCGCATCCAAGAACTGCAAGCCGAATTGGAACGCGAGCAGCTCCGCCAACAAGGCGAGGACGAACGCGCACGTGCCCAGATCCAGGCTCGCCTCGAGATGAACGAGTCCGACAACCAAACAGCCAAGCAGCTTGCTGCCCTAGAGGTGGCAACTGGCGAACGAATCGCGGTCTCAACCGGGACCGGGATAAACCCCAACCCATAAGGAGTAAATCATGCCGGCAATCAGCCTACACAAACAGATGGCCATGGGTAAAGGCTACCCAACAGCCAAGAAGATCTGCGATGATCCTTCGCCAACCCCTGGCATGCCCAACGCAGACTACAAGCCCATGGCCAAGATGAAGATCGAAAAGGTCCAAGGCGAAGGCAATGGAGGTACCAACAGCCAACGCGGCCGTGGTCCCAATCAGATCTCCACCGTCATGGGTGGTCGCTGATAGATGTTAGCAGAATTCATCGCGGCTCTAAAGGTCGAGAAGGACAAGGTGGCTGAAGAGGCCATCAGAGTCCGTCCAGGTGAAGGCAAGGACATCAGCTTCGAATATGGTCACCGCCAAGGCGTCTACGCTGGCCTTGATAGAGCCATCCAGCTGATTAACAATGTCGTCCGCGATGTAGAGACAAAAACCAGAGATCTTTAACCCCAGCATACGGAGAAGCGAATGCTACTTGAAACCCCCATGTCCTTCAACTACGCCTCATTGGACGAGGCCTTCCCAGCAGTTGATTGCGGCCATGAGCCGCTTGGTTCACGCGTGATCGTCCAGGTCCGCAAAGCCAAGAATCAAACGGCTGGCGGCATCTACATCCCTGAGGAAGCAAGGAAGATTGAGGCCAGCAATACACAGATCGCCAAGGTTGTGGCGGTTGGCTGCTTGGCATACAAGAATCGAAACACTATGGAACCTTGGCCCGAAGGCTCCTGGTGTGAAGTTGGTGCCTACGTCCGTGCACCTAAATACGGCGGCGATCGTTGGACTGTTAAGTCTGGCGATGAGGAGATCGAATTTGTGATGTTCAACGACCTTGACATTCTCGCCAAGGTTACTGGAGATCCGACAGCGATCAGGGCATTTATCTAACTGCTGAAAGGAGCAGGCAATGGCTGGAGAAACTCTACTCATAGAAGACGACGAAGACCAAAAGGACGGTAAGCCTCAGGACATCGAGTTTGTCCCGGTAACCACCAAGAAAGGTGAGGACTCGGAAGACGATGACGAACCGGAGGACTCGCGACTCTCAGAAGACAACGAGGACCGCGAGGAGATACGACGCAAGCGCCGTGAGGAAAAGACCGAACGCGCGGCTCGTAGAAAACAGGCAATTGACCGCGATAAGACCGAGCTCAATTTCCTGAGGCAACGCAACGAGGCGCTGGAGAAGCGCATGTCGCAGGTCGAGAGAACGACCGTGGCCAATACGATCTCGGGCATCGATGCTCAGATCTCCGACACCGTGTCCGAAGTCCGTGCTGCCGAACGCATCATGGCCCAGGCCATTGAAGCCGGAAACGGGGATGATGCAGCTAAGGCACTTCGCATCCGTGATGAGGCCATGAAAAAGGTGCAGCAGCTCCAGTTTCATAAGCACCAGCACAACGAGGCTGCCCAAAGATTACACAACCAGCCTGCACCGGCACAAGGGCCAGACCCTGATGTGGCAAACTTTGCACAAGACTGGGTGTCTAAGAACAGCTGGTACGATCCCAACGGCAAGGACGAGGCCTCAAAGATTGTGCTGGCAATTGACCAAGGACTTGTTGAGGCGGGCTACAATCCAAAAACAGAGGCATATTGGCGCGAGCTAGACAAGCGAGTGGCCAAGCGACTGCCCGACATGAAAGGTGGCGGTGGAAGTGACTACAGTCAAGACGATGATCGCCGCGGGCAGCGTAGAGGCCCGCCAGTTGGTTCCAGCCGGGACCAGGCGCCACAGTCTTCTCGCCGCGAAGTCTACATCTCACCCGAACGAAAGCAAGCCATGACGGATGCCGGTGTTTGGGAAGATCCAGTTTTACGCCAGCGCTACTTAAAACAGTATGCGAAATGGGACCGTGAACATTCAAATTCATCTCGCTGAAAGGAGTGAGCAAATGACCGACGAACGCCTGAAAAAATCCCCTGATCTCGCCCGCCAATCACGTGGAGCCACAGACCGCAATGTGACTGAAGACCGTGCTACTAGCGACGAAGATCGTGTTGAGATGTTTAGATCTCAATTTTTCCAATCCGCATTGCCAGATCTCCCATCGATCCCTGGCTTTCACACATGCTGGTTGACCACCACTAACCCCCGCGATTCCATTCAACAACGGATCCGGTTGGGTTATCAACCTATTAAGGCCGAAGACGTGCCGGGCTGGGAGTATGTCTCCATTAAGGCCGGCGAATGGCAAGGGTTTATTGGTGTCAACGAGATGCTCGCATTCAAGCTGCCCTTGAGCCTCTATAAGCGTTTCATGCACGAAGCGCACCACGACGCACCTGCGCGTGAAGATGAGAAGCTCACCGCGGTCTTGGACGGCATTAAAGAAGCTGCAGCAGCTGCAGGAGGCCGTGTGATTGAAGGTGATGGTATTACTGCTCTGCGGAACAACCCCAGTCGATCCAGTTTTGAAGAGGTCGACTGACCTATCCATTCTCCCTTGAGGAAAAAGCAAACATGTCTACTTCTAGCACACCGTTTGGCTTCCAGCCCGTTTACCACGCAAGTGGTTTCGT